ACTGTTGCTTTACATTGAATAATTATGTCGAAGAGGAAGATGTGCCCCGCATCACAGCTTGGTTCGAAGAAGAAGCCAAGTACTGGATCATCGGCCGAGAGGTCGGTGAATCAGGAACTCCTCACCTCCAAGGGTACGCCTCGTTTCGAGGACGCCATAGTTTCAGCTATGTTCGGAGTAAGCTCGGCTCTCGGTGCCATATCGAGAGCGCAAGAGGTACTGCTCGACAAAATCGAGAGTATTGCTCAAAAGCAGGAAACTTTGTTGAAGGAGGTGCAATCAATGAAGGTAAAGGCGGATCAGCCCGTGACGACCTTGCAAGATCGTTCATGGCTGCCGTCCAATCTGGAGATAGAGGGCTGGTTGAATTCGCCAATTCCCAGCCCGGAACATATCTCTTCCATGGATCTAACATGCTCAGAAATGCTCTTTCCATTAAACCACCCTGTGAGAGACCCAACATATCGGTCCGGTGGATTTTCGGACCTCCCGGAGTGGGAAAATCTCGACTAGCTCACGAGACTCTCCCAGAAGCATACATTAAGGATCCAAGAACAAAGTGGTGGAATGGTTATCTTTGTCAAAAAGAAGTCATCATAGATGATTTTGGTCCTAATGGAATTGATATAAATCATCTATTAAGATGGTTTGATAGATACAAATGTATTGTTGAAACAAAAGGTGGAATGGTCGCATTATATGCTGACACATTCATTGTAACTAGTAATTTTCATCCGCGTGATGTGTTCAAATTCGGGGATGAGATAAATCCCCAATTACCTGCATTAGAACGCAGGATTGTATTGGAAGAAATGAAATAAAGACCCCATTATCCAATACCACAAAACAGATTATCTTATGAAAACTGGTCGGCGCTTCGCGTCTCGCATCGCGGTGGGGCCGGGCCGGGTAGCGAAGCGGACCTGGCCCCGGACCCATTGTCGTGCGGATGCGAGGCTGTAGCTGACACCGCCGGCCGGCCGGTGTCAGGCGCGTAGCGCCGACATAGAGCCGAAGGCTCTATAAATACCCCATCTCATTGGTAATACTTCACATTCGAGATGGCCAGAACAATGCAAACACGCAAGAGGTCCGGAGGACCTCTTTCACGATCCTACAAAAAGGCCCGGCCTATGCGCCGGCGCCGTTATAGAGGTAGGAAGATGTCACAATGGACATCACAAAGTTCATATGGACAAGGTATAGGAATGCGTGGAAGAAGACAATCAAGACGGGCTTGGAGAAGACAAACTTGGATATCGTCAAACGCACAGACTCATTATAGATCAAATAATTCGTCAACTACAGCTATAAATACATCTGGCGCTCCGACATCTATGAGCACTACTATTATTGCTAGCAGAAGACTAAGTGGACAGAATTTTTGGACTGCTTTAGGTGGAGCAGTTAATCCTGATGGAGGAGCTATACCTACGTTCGCTACTAACACGGATTTTACTGTTAGAGGTGGAATGTTTGGACTTAGAGTTGGAAATTCCCCTGATTCAGCTGATACAGATAAGGATGCTCTTAGCGTTATTGTTTATCTTATAAGAACTACAAAGGCGTGGAATTCTACAAGTGTGACAGCAAACGTTACGACGGGTTGGGATCCAACGCTGGTTCCAGATTTCCAGACTAATATTGGCAAAGTCATACTTCGCAAGAATTATTTACTCAATGAAGGAGAATCGTTCACTATAGAGAGACGTATGGGATTAAGCAAGATTGATCAGACGGAATATTCTAATTCAATTAGTGAATATGTGTGGTTGATATTAGCTGGTACCACGACCGCGTTTACGACGAAGGCGTTAGTTGCTACAGCTTATTATAATATGTCGTTTGTTGGTGATGCCGTGTAATAGAAGCTAAACCTAAGCGTAAGCGCTTACGTCAATGGCTTTCTTGTTGTAATATAATAAAGGGAACCGGGCTGCGGGGTAAGTATTACCCCCGCAGCTTGGTACCCCGTACCATGTTATAAAAGAGGCCCCGACCTCAGTTTGTTCAATGCCTCAACAAGAGAGAAAGTTTAGACACTGTTGCTTTACATTGAATAATTATGTCGAAGAGGAAGATGTGCCCCGCATCACAGCTTGGTTCGAAGAAGAAGCCAAGTACTGGATCATCGGCCGAGAGGTCGGTGAATCAGGAACTCC